CTTAGGATAAGGTCTTGTTCCTGCTCTCATCTCTTGTCCCTTTCTTCTTCTAATTTGATTACCAGTCTCAGGCATATTAGATTTGTCCAACCAAGCAGTGCCTAGCATCTCCTTGATCATCTCCTGAGTGTAACCATTAGAAACTGGATTCGTCATTAGTATTTTGTCTTTGTGACCAGAGTTTACGTTCCATCTCCCACATATCTTCTGCCACTTGAGGTGGTAGTTCTTCTTGCCCTGCCTTGTTTAATAATTCATCATAAAGATCTGCATTATCTAAGATTGCCTTCTCCATGTCCTCATACTTCCACTCTATTTCTTCAGAGGGTAAATCCTGCAAACGTGTTTTCTGTGACATCTTGTTTAATTCCTCCGACGACATAACTTTCAATCTCCGTTTCTTGTGGTGCGTTTTGTTGACCCTTAGAGTTAAGCCAGTGCTCAGTCCAAGGTAATGGATTGTTTCTAAGGGGTTGATCGTATATAGGTTTCAAACCTATTGCTTTCATCCTCCTGTTAGCAATCCACTCAACATAATTGTGTAGTAATCTTTCATTTAATCCTATCATGGAACCATCTTTAAAAAGATAATCTGCCCATGCCTTCTCTTCATCTACACACTTCTTAAACATTTGAGTAACAACTTCTTTCTCTTCTCTTGCAATCACTTCCATGTCTGGGTCATCTTTACCTTCACTCCAGTTCTTTAAGATCTGTTGTGTTAGTACTAAGTGTTGTGACTCATCTCTTGCTATGAGAGATAAGATTTTAGCCGATCCTTCCATGAGTTTATTTTCACCAAAGGCAAAACTGCAAGCGAAAGAAACGTAAAAGCGTATACCCTCCAGTATGTTGACATTGGCAACAGCCCTGTAGAGTGTTCGCTTGAGTTCTTTTCTTGTCCATTCTGCAGAGGGAGATCCTTTTGAATCTGATCTCCATAGATTTCCGCTTCCCCATTCTTGTGCATAATTTAAAAACTCATCGTAAGATTTGGTGACAGACTCTGCCCTTGATAGTATATTATCATCTTCTAGTATAGTGTCAAACACATCAGCAGGATCTGCGTAAACATTCTTAATAATATATGTGTATGATCTGGAGTGTACCATCTCCATGAACTGCCACACTGTCATACATGCTTCTAGTTCTGGTAAAGAACAATAAGGTATGAATGCCATACCAGGTGCTCTACCCTGTACAGAGTCCAACATGATCTGATACTTCAGGTTAGAAGTAAAGATATGTTTTTGTAAATCATTTAGTTGAGCATAGTCAGCACGATCTTTCTGGAGTGATACCTCTTCAGGTCTCCAGAAGTATCCTAACTGCTGTTGTGTCAGTCGATCAAAGGTAGGAAATCGATATGAATCATAACGTTGAACACTTAAGGGTGCTCCAAAAAACATGTATTGTTTTGTAGTGTCAACCTTATTCTTATTGAATACGGTCATGCCTTTTACTTCTTTAGACTGCACAACTGTCACAGACTTCCTCCTCAGTAGTTAGTATTTGGTTAATAAGTTTGTCCACATCTGGGACATCATCCTTCCATCCTATTGGATGTGCAGGTTCATCTACATCCTTCTTAGCATCATATGTATTTTGATAGTAAGAAGTCTTCCAACCATACTTGTAGGTTGTTAGAAGATCATTTGCCATAACAGATACAGGTACTTCGTTGTTAGGATAATTCTCTGGATTATATGACCAGTTGCCACTGATCGCTTGGTCAAAGAACTTCTGCATTACTGCTGCAACTTTAATGTATCCATCGTTATTATCCATATCCCAGAGTAAAGTATAGTTATTCTTTAGTGACTGGTAGGATGGAACAATTTGCTTAAGAGGCCCCTTCTTTGATTTTTTAATGGACAGGTAGTCTCTAGGAGGTTCGATTCCATTGGTTGCGTTTGACACAACGGAACTGCTCTCCGAAGGCATTTGTGCGGACAACGTGCTGTGCCTGAGTCCGTATTCAGATATGCGTTTCCTAAGATGCTCCCAATCACAAAGTAAGTCATTTGATACTATCTCATCCACTTCCTTCTTATATGTATCGATGGGTAAAATTCCATCAGCATACTTTGTTTTACCAAAGTAACCGCATGGTCCTTTCTCCATTGAAAGAGAGTTAGATGCACTAAGTAGAGCGAACTGGAACCTTTCAGTCAGTTCATGAACCATCTTATGTGCTGCAGGATCATTATACTTAACATTATTCTTAGCAAGATAATGTGCAAGACCAATGTATCCTATACCAAGTGACCTACGATTTCTTGTAGACTGCTCTGCTGCCTTCACAGGATACTTCTGATAATCTATGAGTGCATCCAGTCCTCTTACTGCTAACTCACATAACTCATCGAGTTCATTAAGGTTATTAATCTTACCAACGTTGATAGCAGATAGTATACACAATGCTATCTCACCTTCACCATCGATGTGTTCGATAGGATCTGTAGGTAGAGTGATCTCTTGACAGAGATTACTCATAGTAATCTTATCTTTAAATGAACTATGACTATTACAATGGTCAATGTTCATGATGTAAATACGACCTGTCTCTGCTCTCTCCTTTAAGAGATCAAGAATTAATTCTTGTGCTCCTATAGTTTTTCTAGGGATTGATTTGTCGGACTCGAATTTAGTATAGAGTTCGTCAAAGGTATCGCCACCCCAAGCGTCATACAAGCCAGGCACATCATGAGGACTGAATAAAGTGATAGTACCGTTCGTGATAAATCGCTCATAAAAAATCTTACTTAGTTGGATGGAGTAGTCAAGTTTTCTGACTCGGTTGTCTTCTGTTCCTTTGTTGTTTTTGAGGACGAGGATGTCTTCGATTTCCTGATGCCAGATAGGAAAGTGGACAGTAGCTGACCCTCCTCTGATGCCGTTTTGAGTACAGCATCTGACAGTTGACTCAAGTTTTTTAAGGAAGGGTACCACACCTGTGTGTTGAACTTCTCCACCTCTGATTTTACTGTTGATCCCCCTGATGCGACCCGCGTTAATACCGATACCTGCCCTTTGAGCGACATATTTGCCAATAGCCATATCAGAGCTAAAGATACTATCGAGGGTGTCATCAAGATCAACCAGAACACAACTTGCAAATTGACGAATGGGGGTTCTAACTCCTGCCATGATGGGGGTTGGGATGTTGATTCTGTGTTTGGAGATTGCGTCATAATACTTCTTTACGTAGTCGAGTCGGTAAAATTTATCGTCATCTTGAAAGAGTGTTGCTGCTACCATCAAGTACATGTACTGAGGGGTCTCATAGATCTCTCCAGTACTTCTATCCTGTACCAAATATTTATCTGCTACCTGTCTGATACCAGCGTAAGTAAATAAGTAATCACGATCATGATCAATGAAACTATTAAGTTTCTCCCACTCCTCTTCTGTATATCTATCAATGATGCCATCATCATACACACCCTTCTCAACACATTTCTTTACGTGTTCTAAAAGATTAGGACGTTGATCAGGATGTCCATTATAGACTGCCTTTCTAAGTCCAAAGAGTAGTAACCTAGCAGCAACATACTGGTAGTTAGGATTGTCTAATGAAATTAAATCATTAGCAGAACGAATAAGAATCTCTTGAATGTCTTCAGTTCTAATACCATCAAACAATTGAAGGTTAGCATTCATTTCAACTTGTGATTCAGACACACCTGCAAGACCCCTACAAGCATGTTCTACCATATGATGAATCTTATCGAGGTCAAGAGGTGTGTTGTCACCATCCCTCTTAACAACTTTAATATCCTTGCCGTTTGTCATACTCGTTTCCACTCTGTTAATTTTACTTTGGCCTCTAGCCCTTGGTATGTATTTGATTCTACCACCGACTGAACCTTATGTCCAGCTAATACCATATCATTAATGTCTTTTTGTTGCATGTTAAGTGGCCATATTACTACTTTGTCTCCGTTATCGATTCTTCTACTGAGTTTGTTGACGATTTCTCTGTTACGAGGTTCGTTATCATAAACCCAAATATGATCGCTCCAATAATCCTGCCGAATATCAACGTCAGACCCAGCCATCGCAACGGAATTATCCAAGAAGGTCGAATCAAACGGTCCTTCCACGATGTAGACTGCTTTGTTGTAATCAATTTTGTCAAGTCCATAAATCTTCTTAGAGTTTTCATCAAGCATGATAGTAATGTAACGCATTCTATCATTGGAAATTAAAGATCTCCCTTGAAATCCAAACCACTCCTTATTGATATCAATAAAAGGAATGATTATTCTAGGATGATCTTTTTTTATATCAGTAAATGTATACTTTTGTGTGTTTGCCCACTTACAAAACTCGTCTGTATAGTAGAACAACGATGGATTTAACTGACGACTAAGAAGATATTCAACTGCTGGATGTTTTTTATTTAGCAAATCACATCTTTGCAATCCTTCAATGTCTTTCTTCCTTGGAAAGTTAGGTTTTGGTCTGACAATCTTAGGAGTTTTTACATTCCTATGCTTACCTGTAAGACCTGACTTATACCTCTCCATGACATACTCATCATAGACATCGTTAGCCTGTTCCTTAAGAAAATTACCAAAGGATCTTCCTACACCACAATTGTGACATTTAAAAACGAGACCACTCTTCTTCGTGAAGAAATAACCTCGTGTTTTATTCTTATACTTTTGCGAATCCCCACAATAAGGACAACGAAAAGTATAAACTCCGTTTCGTATTTGTTTAAACTTATCCAGTCTAGCTGATACTAAGTTTGCATAATGATTGTCAATCACACATTAGTACTAATCATCTCAGTTACAATGATACTAGAAGTATCTGTGCTTGTCAAGTTCTTTAGGACCGATTGTCCGACTGGACTAACCAAGAAAGATATAATAGCAAGACCACCACATATAGACCACATTTTCTTTTCCATGACCTGTAAACGATTATCAACTTTTCGTATATCCCTTTCACATCCACTCTTGATCTCCTGTGCTTTGCGGTTGACCTCACGATGAACGCTATCCACCTTCTCAAATAACACAGCATCAATACGATCCTGTTTATCTAACTTCTCATTATGAACTGCCAACAATTGACCCATCTTCACAGAGTTGTCTTGTAAGGTTTCAACTACTCGTTCTAACCTTTCTATAATGGCAGTATTAACGTCAGTCATTATCTAGTTTCGTCTTGTTCTGCACCTGCTCGTGCTTGCTTCTTAAGACTCTGAGTCTTAGTTTGAAGTTGCTTCTGTAATTGCTGCTTCTTCAATTGAATCTTTTTCTTTTCGATTGCAATCTTTTGTTGTGCTTGTTGGTTCTTAAACTTCTGTTCCAACTCTTCATCAACATTTTTCATTGCTTTCATTCGCCTATTCATAAAGTATTGACCAGCAGCTGCTGGCATGATCCTTTCTATCTCAATATTACTTCTGAGATGAGGCATGATACTCATGCGAAGTTTCATCCTAAGTTCTGCAGGGTTGTTAGCAAATATAATTGTTTCACCTACACCAGGAATTGTCACCTTATATTGAAAAAGTCTTGATCTTTCCTTATTAGGATTGACTTTACAATCATAATCTTCTTTCATTTTTTTTCTTTTCTGTACCTTCTTACGGAACTTCATCACAGGATCGAATCCAGCAACAGGCCCTTTGGCATTAGCACTACCGCTAAAACCTCCTGTACCAGTACTCATTGTTGGGGCATCTTCGTTCATATCTGATCAAGTTCTTCTTGGATGTCGGGATCTACTTCCAATTCAGGAAGCATATCTACAGGATATTTATTCAAATATAGAAGTATAGTCTTTAGTATACTCCAGTACTCCCTCTCTAATTTAAAAAAGAGAAGAGGTGTTGCTGCTTCGCCAAATACATTATAAAGTATGACAAGATGATTAATAATAAGGTGGGTTCTTAATACCCCACCTCTAACGTACCTCTTAAGTAAACGTTTCAAATACTTAAAACGTTTTAGGTCTTCATCAAAATCCTCACGTGTAACACAATGAGGATTTTCATAATGCTTTATGGCGAACAGAATGTATGTTTCATCATTCAGTTCGTCAAATTTCATATGTTATTATGCTGTAACTGTTAAAGTAACTGCTGTTTGACCACTTAGTACCAGTGATGCTGCTGTTGATCCATCTGCTGTGTCAGTAATTGTACCACTATTAAGTGAGATGTTTGATCCACCTAATGTTAGTACGTCATCCTCAGCAACAGTTTGTGATGCTACTGTGAAACGCTTCCTGTTTGCAGTTGAACCAGTTGCAGTATATGAAAGGGTGTGAGGTCCACGACCACTTCCTGTACCTTGGTTACCGTTAGCGATTACAACTTGAGGTGTTCCAGCAACTGTTACCTTCTCATCCCATGTAATCTCAGCAGTGATTGTCTTACTACCAGCTGCAATTGTAGATTGTACGATACGAATCTTAGTTACAGTAGGTGCTGCAAGAGCTGTTGATAGACCACCAATACATGCTAGAATTTCTGGTTGAGCATTAACATTGCCGTTACCAGTTGACTTAGAACCAGGTGCTACCACCCATCCTGATGTGTCAGCATATACAGTTGCCTTATTATAATCTGAATCTTCGTCTTCTGGCAGCCATTTGGGCTTGTTGGTGGCTGAAGAAGCGGTGTTTCCCCATAATGGCATGGTAAATTATCTCCGAATCTAAATTGAACGTATATGTATTTATTAAAGATAAGCCTTAGAGATGTTAGTTGCAAAGCCTACGACCGTTACACCAGCAGCTATTACAGCACCAGCTCCGATCACCCACTTCTCAACTGACTTCAATCTTTCCCTAAGATCATTCTGTTTTTCCTCAAGACGTTCTATCTTGAGTTGCATCACAGTTATCTTTACTTCCTGTGAGGCATCAAGTCCCAAGTCACTCATGACACAAAGTCATCAGCTTTAACTTCTCTTTTACGGATAGCAGTTGCTACTTGTGCAAATAACTGATCATCAACATCAGTATTAGTAGACTTAACTGCTTTAGCAAGAATGGTTAGACAGAGTTCGATTAGTCTGTCACCAATCACTGCGTCATTAGGGATTTTTTTTACTGCATCTTTTATAATCTTAGATGCAAAAGGAATTAGTGCCTTAAACATTTTAGTAATAACAACTATAATATATAGTTACTTTTCTATGTTCTCTGATCCACCTTCAAAATCATGGATGCTTTCTGATCCACCAACTGAAAAAGGATTGTACTTAGATCTTGCTAACCTATATGCTTTCTCATGCATAGTTACTACTTCTTCAGCATCCTTTTCAAAGTCAGGTGAAGACTCATGTCGGGAAGAATATGTACTTCCATCATCGTTTGTTGCTATTGGCATATCATCTAGTGGGTTGTGAAACCAATCATCTTTAGGTTTCTTCATGCAGTGTATTTCTTTTTACCAGCTTTTATATAACCAGATCCTTTCTTATCATAGAACTTAACTCCTTTCTTTTTAACTTCGCTTGCTTGTGCCATGAAATCTTTAAACTTTTTTTTCTTTGCTTCTTTATGTTTTCTCTCAGCAGTAGAAATGAGTTCATCCTTTAACTTAGTAGTTTCATTAGTAGTCTTAGAGAATTCTCTTTGACTGAAAGCTTTCTTCATCACATCTAACTTAAGATGAGGTGGTAAACTATCTGCTGCTCTCTTCCTTCTCTTCTCTGCTGCTTTTTTAGCATCACCCATTTTACTATGGGTAATTTCTGGTTTCCAATCTTCACTACACTTCCATTTCCTGAGTGCTAATGCTTTACGAGTAGGTCTTCCCTTCTCATCTTTCATTGGTCCTTTGACTCCACCCATTCTAGCACAGAAGGATCTCTTTCGTGGACCACCCTCAGGTTGAGGTGCCTTCAGATCAGAACCAGGATTCTCACGTTCGTAAGACTTCCTACCTTTAGCATTTAAGCCACCAGTAGGATTCTTACCTTCTTTTCTCTGCCATGCTGCAGATTTTTCTTTAAGTTCCACTCGTATCCCTCATGAGAGTTTCGGCATCTTCCTTAGACTTACGACGTTTTGCAATCGTATCTGCTGGTGAAAATTTCCTATCACCATACTGACGCTTACCTTTCTCACCCTTAGTCTTCTTGCGTTGACCAGGTGGTTTACCAGTCTCCTTACGGATCATATTTCTGACATAATTCAGTGCTTTATCAGATGTGTTGCCACCTTTCTTAACTGCACTACCAGGTCTCTTATTCATAGATCCAGTTGCTTTACCAGTCTCTTTACCATAACGATTCAATTCAACAAGCTCCTTGTAAGTGATTAATCTTTCCTCACCAACAACTGCCTTCTTAAGTTTTCCAGCAAACTTCACAGTATCTTTAGCACCTTTAGCAGCACCCTTGGCAAAT